TCACCCGATCCTGGCGTTCGCCCCTAGTCGGCCGAAAATCGCCACCAGTCCGCTGATCGCGGTGATTGCCTGCAACAGAGTGTCGGTCAGCGCCTGGTTGTCGATGCCGGCGACGGGCACGCCGATCACGCCGGCGGTTGCCGTCACGATGGTGATCAGCGAGGCCCAGATGGTGCGCGAGAGATACCACGGTTTGCTGTCGGTCATTAGTCTTCCTCGATGTTGGAGTTCATGAAAGCGAAAGGCGGCGCGTCGCCGGAATACCCCAGCCGGCCGCCAGGCTGAGCTGCCGCACCGTGACGTCGATTTCGGCGGGCGGCGAGCCGAAGTCGGCGACGATGTCTGCGGCCCCGTAGACATAGCCTGGGGTCGGCGACGTCGCGGTGCGCACGGTGGCTCCGTCGGCATGTGCGATCTCGACCTGATATTCCTCGCGCTCTTCGCCCAGCGGGATGTCGCTGGCGGTCCAGCTGTCGGCGCCGAGCCGGCCGCGCCGCGTCCAGCCGATCGCCATGTCGCCGGACGGATCCATCGTCGCCCTCAGATGAACTGGCGACAGCGGCAGCAGCGCGCGGAGCCCGCCCGTCTCGGAATGATCGGAGAAGCTTGCGCTGGAAAAATCGCCGCCGGAGGGACCGACGCGCCAGTTGAGCAGCAGGCCGATCTCGCTGGCCGACAGACCCGCCGCCTGCACCGCCTCGTTCAGCAAGACGACATGGGCGCCGGCCTCGGCTCCGGCCGATGTCGCATCGTCGGTGCCGAGCTGTCCGCGCAGCAGTCCGCCAAGCTTCCAGATGTCGGGCTCAATTTCCTCGGCGGTCTCGAACTGCACGATCTCCCAGGCGCCGACCACCGAGCGGATGGCGATGACGTTCGACCCGTTCAAAAGCTGCGCACGGCTGACGCTCGAAAACGCGCCGTGATAAAGCTCGATCGTAATCTCCACCGACTGGTCGATGCGCCCGCACACCCCCGGCGGCAGGGCCTCGACAAGAACCCCGATGTCGGCGGGTTGGTCGACCGCGGCGCGCTGGGCGAAGCCTGTATCCTCCGGCGAGGCGAAAACCGCCTGGCTTTTCCACCGGCTTTGCCAGGCAGCGATTCGGAAGTGGTCTTCGGCGGCGCTGCTTTCCAGGCCCATCGGCAGGTCGAGAAACACGGCCAGCGGCTGCCCGACGAGCTGCACCGATGTCGATACCGCGTCCGGATTGGTGGATTGCCATGCCGTCGGCGCGGCGCGCACGATCTGGCGCGCCGCAACCCTGCGCACCAGCCCATCCTCGATCTCGGTGACGATATAGTCCATCTCGGTATCAGGCAGGCGAACGATGGCGCCCGGCACGATCGCGGCATTGGGCTGCGCCACGGCAAACGCGATGCTTTCGCGACCGGCCCATGCGCGCCGCAGCCAGTTGCCGATTAGCGCCCTGCCCTGTCCCGCTTCCAGTGAGCCCGGGAAACTGATCGCGTGCTGGCTGCGGCCCGCCGCGCCTGACCTCGTCTGGTTGACGGATATCGTCTGATACTCGACCAGTGGATCGCGGAAGCTGAGCACTGCTTCGCTCGGCAGCTGATGGTCGGGCGACCTGACCGTCTCCATCACCGGATCGCGCCCGTCCGACACCATCTCGGTGATTTGCACCGTCGCCGCCTGTTCCGTCTCGCCGCGGAAGACAAGCCCCTGCGCCGTCTCGGTCACCGCGAGCCCGAACAGGTCGATCAGCGGATCGAGCGAAGACCGCGCCGACCCCGGCTCGTCGATGACATAGCCATGCACCGTACCTTCCACGCCGTCGATGGCAGCCGGCGGCAGGCCATGGTCGGCCAGGATCGCGTTGATCAGCTCGCCTACAGTGGGATTGCCGATCCGCCCGTTCAGCCAGTGTCCGTAGTGCCAGTTTCCACCATCGGACCAAAGCTCGCTGCGCAGCGGAAAGGCCGGATAGGGCCTGCTGTCCCAGGCCCAGACATAGAGCCGTTCCGGGTCGACCATCCGTCCGCCATAAATAATCGAGACCGGGTTGTCCGTCTCCTCGAATGTCTCGTCGGCAGGATTCCAGTGCGCATGATGGGTCGCAAGGAAGCGCTGCTGCGCAAAGTCCGAGCGTCCGCCGCTGGAGAAATAGGGAAGGCCGCCCTCGGCCGACTTCGGATCGGCGAAGACATTCGGCTGGTTCGGCCCCTTGTCAGTCGCAGGGCAGCCGACCTCCGTGAAGTAGTAGGGTTTGCTCTCGGGCGCCCACGCCGTCGGCTCGGCGGTTTCCTCGCCGTCGATCCGGTTGTAGTGCGGCTGCGACCACCAGCTCTTCAGATCCTTGGCGCGGAAAACCCATGGCTTCTCGAAAGCCCCGTCCGTGATCGGCGAACGGTCGCGCGAGCGCCGCGCGTCGTAAGTCGGATAGTACCAGTCGAAACCTTCCCCTCCGGCGACCGCTGCCCGCATGCCTGCCGCATCGTACGGTCCCGCAAATCCGTCGGGATTGCCGCCCGCATGGTCTGCGTCGCGCCAGTCGGAGAGCGGCATGTAGTTGTCGATGCCCACCGCGTCGATCGCGTCGTGGGCCCACAGCGGATCGAGATGGAAATACACGTCGCCGGCGCCGTCGAGCGGATGGTAGCCGAAATATTCGCTCCAGTCGGCGCCGTAGGTGATCTTCGTCGACGGCCCGAGGATGCCGCGCACGTCCCCCGCGAGGCTGCACAGCGCATCGACGAAGGGGAATTCGTCGTCCTCGTCGCGCAGCGTCGTCAACCCACGCAGCTCGCTGCCGATCAGGAAGGCGTCGACCCCGCCCGCCGCCTGCGCCAGCCGCGCGTTGTGTAGGATGAAACGCCGGTATCCCCAATCGCCGGAAGTCCCGCTGAAATGGATCGTGTCGGCCATCGCATGGAACTGGCCGGGCAGCGCGTTGCCGCAGAAGTTCTCGACCTGCTCGCGCGCTTCCTCCGTGCGGTCGGCGGTGCCGTCCATCAGCGGCGCCGGATCGCATGTAATGCGCCCGCGCCAGGGATAGGCCGGCTGCGTAGGGTTGCCGTAGGGATCCGGCAGGTCGTTATCCGCAGGCACGTCCATCATGATGAAGGGATAGAGCGTCACCTTCAGCCCGCGCGACTTGATCTCGGCGATCGCGTCCATGACGCTGCGGTCGGAGGGCGTTCCGCCATACGCAGCGCCTCCGTCGTGGGTCGAAACGACCATGGCCGATGGGCGCGAGACTCCCGACACGGTCCACGACTTCGACAATCCCGATCCGTTGCTCGTCGTCACCGCCGGCCGGATCCTGCATTCGCCGGCCCTGAGGTCGTCGCCGAACCACGCGACCACCAAAGCGACGTGCTTGAGGTTTGGACACAGCATCTGCAATTCGTCCAGCGATGCGACCAGGTCGCTTTCACCGAACAGCACGTTACGGTTCACCGCCTCGGTGTCACCCTGCCGGCGCTGCCGCGTCACCAGCGACGGAGAGAGCCCGTATTCGGTCGCGCCCGGGATCAGCGACACCGCGCGGATGTCCTTCGGCAGGTCGCCGACGGGCCGCAGAACCTCGAACTGGAACTGCGGGATTCGGTTGCCGTAGTCGGCCAGCGGGAAACGCTCCAGCACCACATAGGCGGTGCCGCGATAGGCCGGCGCATTCCCGGCGCCCTGCTTCGTGGAGATCAGCGGATCGACGCCTTGCGTTTCCCGCCCGCGGCGCACCCTCATGTCGATCGTGTCGCGATCGATCTCGCGGCCATCGACCCATACGCGCCTGATGCCGGCAATTTCGCCCTCGCAAAGCGCGAAAGCGACGTTGGCGAAGTAGCTGTATTCGGTAACCTTCGGACCCGTCTTGCCGCCTTGCCGGCTCGTCGAACTGGACTCTTCGAAGCGGGTCGCCCAGATCATGATCCCGCCGACGCGGGCCGTCCCGTAGACGCGCGGGATCGCCACGCCCTCCTCGGCCGTGAAGGGCCGCGCGCCCGTCAGCCTCGGCCCTTCGATGCGGCGCGTGCCGTTGATCAGCGCCTGGTCGATCGTGTAGCCGGCAAGCGCGCCCGCCGCCGCGCCGAGCGCACTGCCGACCGGGCCAAGCAGGCTCCCGATTGCCGCGCCCGCGACCTGGAGGAGAATGGTTGCCATGAAGGGTCCGATCTAAAATGGGTCGGGGAAGGCGAACACGCCGGCGATGCGCCGCTTCCATTGCGGCGCCAACTCCGACAGCGAGACGGTGCTGCCCTGATAGGCGTGGACGAACATGTTCTGCTCGACGAGAATGCCTGCATGTTTGGCCGGCAGATGAGGCCGCCAGCGAAACAGCAGCACGTCGCCGGCGAGCCTGTCCTCTCGCTGCTTCTCCCGGAAATTCCGCCTCATCGCGGCGAGGAAGCTTTCTTCGCCGCCCGCCTCGGCCCAGTCCGGCGCATACGGACCCGGCAGTTCAGGAAGCCCGCCATAGATGGCGCGCCATACGCCCATCACAAGCCCCAGGCAGTCGCAGCCGACGCCCTTGCGCGAACCCTGGTGCCGGTACGGCGTGCCCACCCAGGACAGCGCCTCCTTCACCACGGCTTCTGCGATCGGATGCCTTGGGCTCATGGCACGATCGGTCCGCCATCGAATTTGCCGCCATCGACGACGTAGCCATAGGCTGCGTCGTTGCCGGGCAGATGCGGGAAGCCGCGGAAGTTGATCGCATTGGCGAACTTCGCCTTGCAGGTCGCGAACTTCTTGTCGCAGCCGGCAACGACGGAAAAGGTGTCGCCGGGCAAAGCAGTCGTCCGGCGATCAGGCCTTAGCACCAGCGTCGTTCCCACCGCGTCCTTGCGGTGTTCGTCGATCCGCTCGCTGCGACCAGCATCGACGCCGCTCGTCCAGGTCAGCACGCCGTTCGCGAACCAGCCGGCGGCGAAGGCGTCGAGCCCGCTGACGGCAAGCGTCGACGGCGCTTCGTGCGCCTCTACTGTCCCGCTGCCTGTGAATTCCGGATTGTCGAGGTCGAAAGCGCATCGCGCATCGCCGAGTTCCGCATCGCAGGTGCGGCTGACATAGCGTCCATCAGGCCGGTCCAGCGAATGCGCCAGGCTTTCGAGTTCGGCGACGAAACGCCCGTCGGTTCGCGTGATCTTGCCGATGGTCGCCGTGCGCAGCATCACGAAATCCTCGGGCTGCCGCGAGTTCACCAGAAACGTCTCCACCGTCGCGCCGTCGTAGAGGCCGGCAGCGATGTCCTCGTCGCTGATGCCCTCGGAGGACAGGACGCCCTCGACATCCACCGTGTCGACCGCCAGCCCCAGCGTATCCCTGGCTTCGCTGGCGCTCAGTCCCGTCTGCGGTGCGTGGACCGTCGCACCGATTTTCAGCGGCCGGTCGTGGTCCGTGTAGCCCGCCACCCAGCCGTCCCTGCGCGTCAGCCGCCAGCAATGGCAGACCGTCGTCACCTCGCGTCCGATATGCGCGGCCAGAGCTTCAGGATAGCCGCTCACTGCTGCACCTCGATCAGCGGGATCGAGGGAATCTGTCCGGCCTTGAAGGCCGTCAGGCTCACCGCGATGCGTTCGGTATCGAAACGCACCGGCACGTCGAATTCGTATCCCGCCGTCACGTCTTCGCCCGGTCCCGGAATGCTGCCCGGCGCGAACACCACCTCGCCGGTCGCGAAGTCGAAGCTCCAGTCCTCGGGCGATGTCTTTTCGACGCCGTCCACCGCCACCCGCAAGGTTTCCGTCACAGGCCTCGCGATCAGCCTCCGGTAGGCGTCGTCGCCATCGCCATAGGTTTTGGTCAGCGCAAAGCGCGCCCGCGCGCCGTCGCCGGTTCCGAGTGGCTCATCGGCGGCCGACACCGTCTCGTCGGGCCGGCAGGACTTCATGTCGAACGGATCCCTGAATCGAAATGCATGCAGGGATCCTCTCCGCGCCTCGAAGAACGCAAGCACGTCGTGCAGGTCGGCCAGCGAGCGCACGCCGGTGCCGGCGTCGTAGTGCCGGCGCGACTGCGAGAACCGCGCATTGCGTTTCTCCCGGCCCGATGTCAGCGAGATGATTTCGTTGCGCCGCTCCGGCCCGCCGGTCGCACCGAACGCGACGCCCGGCGGAAAGCGCACATCATGGAAACTCGACAGTTCCGGCATGGTCTCTCCTAAAAATCTGACACGGATTCAGGTCGGGCCGAGTTGAAAATGGTGGATTTCGAGAACCGGAGCGCAGCGTACTTTTAGGTACGTGAGCACCGGAAGCGCAGAAAGCTGCCATTTGCAGGCCGGCCTCACCTGGATCCTCAGAAGGTCCGCGTGCCCCGTGACACCGCTCTCGCCAGCATGCCTGTCACTTGGGCTTCGGATTTGCGGAAGGAAGAAGCGTCCGGGGTGGTCACATTGAAGACGACATTGACGCTTGAACCGCCGCCGTTCGTTGCCACGCCCAGCCGTCCGTCGGCGGAGCGCTGCAGCGGCAGGATCGCCTCCGGGCCGGCTTCGCCCATGACGCCGACATTGCGGCCGACAGGAAAATAGCTCGGCGACGAGACGACGCCTCCGGATGCGAACGGCACGACATGGCCGGGAACGCCACCCTTGGCAAAAGGCAGCAGACCCGACAGTCCCCCGAGCAGGCTCGACACCAGTCCACCCGCCAGCGATTGCAGCGGTTTCAGGCCCTGCTCCAGCGCCAGCCCGGCAAGATTGAGCCCGATCCGCCGCAATATCTCGTCGAGATCCTTGCCACTCACCACTGCGCTTTTCAGAGCGCCCGTAAGTTGCGACCCAAAACTTGCCGACAGCTTTTCCAGGTTCTGCAGCGCATCCTGGAATGGCTGCGTGTCGGCGCTGATCCGCACCGTGACGTCTTCAGCCATCTCGCCTGTCTCCTCGCGCGTCCGGAAATTGCTGCATCAACTGGGCGAGATCCCGACGCGCAGGGGCGCTTCGCAAATCGCCGCCAAGCACGCTCATCGCCCGCTCCATTTCACGTGGCGTCATCGACCAGAAATCGTCAGGCGAAAGCCGCAGCAGGCCGAACGCCGCGGCCATCACGCTGTCCCACGGAAATTCGCTGGTCGCGCCTGCGGCGGCATCTAGGGGTTTGGCGGCTGCGCCTCCGCGCGCGCCGAACCAAAGGTCGTGGTCAAGAGGTCGGTGACGATCGCGGCAAAACCCGCGGCGCCTTCCTCCGATTGCATCGAGCCCACATCGTTATCGGATATGTCGTTGCCGCCGCCGCGAAGGCCAGCGCCGATGACACGGATCATGTCCAGCGCCGACAACCGCCCGCGCGCGAAGCGCTCCACCAGTTGCCCGAGATCGTCGGCGGCATAGGCCGATTCCAGCTCGGCCAGTGCGCCGAGCGTCAGGCACAGCCGGTAGGTCTTGCCGTTGAGCTCGGCCGCTATTTCGCCGCGCCGCCTGTTCGCCGTCATGCCGACACCGTGAAGCTGACCGGCCCGGCCGATTCCAGCGCCACCTCGAAAATCACCTCGCCGTCGTGGCTGCCGGTGTATTCCAGCGCGGTTATCTGGAAGGCGCCTTCGACCACGCCGAAATCCGGCACGGCAAGCTGCCAGCCGCCGATCTCGCCGGCGAAGAAGCGCGCACGCATCGCGGCGTCGGACTGCGCGTCCTTGAAGATGCCCGAGCCGCTCACGGCCGCCCGCTGCACGCCGCTGCCCGCAAGCAGTTCGCGCCAGCGCCCGGCGGAATCGGCGTCCGTTATGTCCACCGTCTGGCTGTTGAAGGCGATGCGCCTGGAGCGCAGCCCCGCGACCGTTACGAAACTGCCCTCGATGTCGATCTTCAGAAGAAGGTCCTTGCCCTTCTGTGCGACCATCTTTCGGTCTCCTGGTTTGCGTTTGATATCTTCCCTTCTCCCCTTGAGGCAGAAGGTGGCCGAGCGAAGCGAGGCCGGATGAGGGGTCAGCCCGGTTCCGTCACGGCGCGAAGCCTGAGAACGCCGTGGTGAACCGAGAGGTCGTCGTCGTATCGGGCTTCCGAGAACTCGACCCGGATGTTGACCAGGCGGTGCGTCTCGAGCTCAAGCGGCGCGTCGTGCAGCGTCTCGCGCGCAAGCTCTATCAGCGCCAGTACTTCCCTCTTGCCCTTGACCTTGGACCAGGCATGGAGCGTGAAGAGCTGCTCGCTGCCGTCCTCGGTCCCCGTGCTCCAGTCGTAGACGGTGCTGCGGCCGAAGGTGACGTAAGGAAAGGCAACGTTGGCCGGCGCATGGTCGAGGATGCGGTCGCCAACGAGCGAGACAAGCGCCTCGTTCGCGCCCAGCGCCTCGAAGATGGCTTTCTGCAATTCAGCGGCCGAACTCATCGCCTGCCTCCTCCACGAACCGTTCGCCTTCGGCAGCCAGCAGCGTCAGCGCGCGCTGGTTGCCGATCGCGTCGCGCCGTCTCGACTCATCGTGATCATCGGCGAGTTCGTGCGCTCTCATCCGCAGTGCCCGGATCATGCCGTCGAGCGTCAGCTGCAGAGCCAGTTTCATAAGCCCGCCTCCCGCGCGCGGCACACCAGGTAGCGGCCGCTGTCGTCAGGATCGTGAACCGTCACGATCTCGAATATCCTGCCTTGCCTGACGAAACGCATGCCGCTGGCCACCCCTGTCCGACCTCGGATCGTCACGCGATGCGTCACCGTCTCGATGGTCTGGTCGGGGCCGAAGACGCTCGTCGCCGAAACCGGCTCGATCCTGCCGAAGACGGTGGCCACCTCGGCCCACTCCTGCGTATGGCCGCCGAAACCGTCGGGCACGGACGTGCAGGCCTGCAGCGACAGTTCGCTGCGCAGCGCACCCGGATCGACGAACAGCGCCCGCATCAAAGCCTCCGTGAGCGGTAGGAGGCGACGATCCGCTCATACGCCGCCGGGTAGGAGACCGGCTGGTCATCAGCGCCGAACTCGGCGCGGAATTCATACCAGTGCCCGACAAGGAGCAGTATCGCCCGCTTCAGGAGGTCCGGCACGTCCGTGCCCGCCTCGCCATAGCCGGCAGCAAAGTCGATCTCGATGCCGTTGAAGATGCGCAGCGGCGCCGGCCGCTTCTCGAAATGCAGCCTCGCCGGTCGAGACAGCAGGTCGAGCTGGTAGTCGGCTGGATCGATCAGCGAAGCCTCGCCTTCCGTGCCATAGGCCGTCACCGACCGCACCTCGCGCACCGGATGCACCGTCAGCAGCGCGCAGCCCTGGCTCGGCCAACGGTCCAGCGCCAGCCGCCAGCTCTGGTCGATCAACGCAATCCCGGTCGCCCGTTCGAGATCTTCGCGCGCGGCGCGGATCAGCCCTTCGAGCAGCGTGTCCTCGCTGTCATGCGCCAGCCGCAGATGCGCCTTCACATCGGCAAGCGTCACCGGCTCGGCCGCCGGGTCGACGGTTCGAAAAAGCGTCATGTGTTCATCTCTGTGGGAGAAAAGGGAGCGGTCCCGGCGGGAGGGGCACCGGGACCGCGACGGCCACGCCCCGCCTGTGGCAGGAGCGTCACCGATTGGCGATTGGCGGGAAATCGGTTCGATAACTCGCTCCTGCGAGTCATCTGGAGAGCGGCTTCGAGAACCGGAGCGGAGCGTACTCAGAGCATGATCCCGAAAAGTGTTTCCCGGTTTTCGGGACGGATCATGCTCAGACAAGCTTTGTACGTGAGCACCGGAAGCGCAGAAGACGCCTTCAGATGGCCGCAGGAGCAGAGTTAGAAACCGATTTAGCTGGTGCCGTACTTCAACAGCTTGATCGCATCGAAATCCTGCACCCCGCCGCCGACGCGCTTCGTCGTGTAGAACAGCACATACGGCTTGGCGGAATACGGATCGCGCAGCACGCGCACGCCGGTGCGGTCGACGATCAGATAGCCGCGTCCGAAATCGCCGAACGCGATAGGCGTGGTGTTGGCGGCGGCGTCGGGCATGTCCTCGGCCTCCACCAGCGGGAAGCCCATCAGCATGGCGCGGCTGCCGGGCGCAGCCGGCGGCTGCCACAGATAGTTGCCGTCGGCGTCCTTCAGTTTGCGGATCGACGCCTGCGTCTTCCTGTTCATCACCCAGTTGGCGTTCTGCCGGTAGCCCGACTTCAGCGCATAGACCAGGTCGATCAGGATGTCCGACGGATCGTCCTCGGGCAGTTCGCCAGACACGCCGGTCGCCACATAGCCGATCTGGCCCCACACCCAGCTCGCTTCCGCTACCTTGGTGTAGTCGAGGAAGCCCTTCGGCTTGTTGGTTCCGTCGCCCAGCACGAAGGCCTGGCCCTCCTGCTCGGCGAACGCCGCCTCCACCTCGCTCGAGATCCACTGGTCGAGATCGACCACGGTGTCTTCGAGCAGCGAGGCTGTCGCCGCCGGCATCGCGTAGAGCTCCATCGTCGGGAACGACAGCTCGGCCAGCGTCGCCGTGTTGGTCTGCGGCCGCGATGCCGTCTCGGCCACCCAGCCGACAGCCGGACCGCTCACCGAGAACGGCTTCTTCAGCACCGCCGCCGACACCTGGCGCACCGCAGCGATCGAGCGGATCGGCGACAGTTCTGCGAGCCGCTTGCCGATCTCGGTTTCCGTCTCGTTCGGCACCAGATAGCCGCCGTCCTGGCCGGAGCCGTAGGACATCGCCTTGGTGTCGAGCGCGCGGATCAGGCGGTCGTCGCCGGTGCGCATATAGGCGTCGAACGCGCCCTTGTGCTCGCTGGGCAGCGCGCGGCCGCCGCGTTCCAGCGACGGGCGGATGCCCTTCAGCGCCAGGCTGTCGATCGCCCGCTTCTGCTCGTCCAGCGCCTTGGAGATACGGTCGACCTTCTCGACCGTCAGCACGTCGGCGCCCTTACTTTCCAGTTCGGCGAGGCGTCGGTCGTTGCCGTCCTTGAAGGCCTCGAAGGTGGTCATGAACTCGTCGAAGGCGTCCGCCAAATCGGGGTGGCTGCCCGTGGATTTCGTCTCCGGCGCGTGGCCGGCATTGGTATCGATCATCGTTGTTGTTTCCCGTTGTCGTGGTCAGTCGGTCATCATCATGCGTGTCGCCTCGCGGATGCGTCCCGCGAGCCCGTTCTGCGGCCCGGCGTCCCGCCCGCGCAGCAGTGTGGCGAACCCCTTCGCAATGACGGTCCGGGCCTCGCCTCGCGTCAGCCGCGCGTCCCGCGTCAGCCAGCATTCGAATTCACGGATCGTCGGCAGGCGCCGGCGTCCTTTCACATTCTCGATGCGCGCGTCGGGCAGCATCGGAAAGGTCACCACCGAGATCTCCCAGAGGTCTGCCTCCAGGATGCGGCGCACGCCTGCCTTCGGATCGCTCTTTGCCCGGACAGCGCGGAAGCCGATCGACAGCCCGTCGAGCGCGCCGCCGCGCATCAGGCTCAGCACCTCGCGCGCCCGCGCCACGTCCTTGGTCAGCCGTCCCCGCACGAACAGGCCGCGCGCATCTTCGCGGATCTCGCTCCACACGCCGATCGGCTCGGCCGGGTCATGCTGATAGAGCATGCGGATGCCGCCAGGCCCGCGCGCTTTCAGCGACGCCGCGAAGGCGCCCTTCTCGACCACGTCCTTGCCGAGATCGACGCGCCCGAACAGGCTGGCATAGCCCGAGAACACGCCGTCCGGCTCGACCTCGTCGAGCACCAGGCCGACGAACTTCCGCTCGTTGATCATTCTTTTTCCTGTCTTTGAATCTCATGTCCGGGCGAGCTGAAACGTCGCCGCCGCGCTATCTCCCCCCTTGTGGGGGGTGAGCCGCCGGTTCGCGGAGCGAATTCGTCATGCCAGTGGCATGACGAAAGGCCAGCGAACGCCGGGACGCTGCGAAGCAGCGGGGACCCGGCAAGGCGACAGGACAGAGGGGGCGCTGACCCGCCAGGCTATCCCCTCTCGCGCCTAAGCCTTCCGCTTCAGCATCCTGATCACCGCGCCCACCGCCCACCAGGCGCAGAGGCTCGCCGCCGCCGATCCCATCAGCATCGTCTCTGCGGTGCCGATCAGCCTGTCGACGCCGAGCTCGACCGCGATCTTCAGCCCTGCCGTGCCGCCAAAGACGAGGCCGCACACCACGCCGACGGCGAACCGCACCGCCGCCTCACGCCTACCCTGCGGCAGGATATAGGCCAGCGAGATCGCCGACCCCGCAACCGCGCCGGCGCCCTTGGCCGCCCACAGCCAGGCGTCCGTAACGGATATGTCCGCCATGGCGACTCCTTATGGTACATGTTGTTCAGGGCACCGCGGACGAACCGCTATTCGGCTTCACTTGTGACCGGCCGTGAAATACACAGCTGTCAAGACCCGGCGCACAGGAGCCAAGTTTAGCAATTGAAAGACTTGGCTTTCCCGCTCTATCCGGAACCACGTGCGACGACGCAAATGGCCGCGCTGTTCGTAGTTTTGGTCGTTGGCTGGCATATCCCGCTGCCGGGCCTCGATCTCGACAGCATACCGAAACCCGATTCGCCGCTTGGCAGTTTCTCGACCCGTTTCTCGATCTTCGCGCTCGACCTGCTGCCGTTCTTCACGGTTCTGGCTTATGTGGAGATCGCCAAACTGGCGATCCCGCCTCTGGCCAGGTGGCAGGGCTCGTCGATCCAGAATACGCGGCGCCTGGCCATCGTCGTTTTCGTCCTGTCTCTCGCAGTGGCGGCATGGCAAGGCTTCGGGGTGCTCCTTGCCTTGAGCAGCAGCACAATGGTCAGGCCCGACGCAATCGGCTTTGTCCCCGCTGGCTTGGCCACCTTCATCGGCAGCACCGCCCTGATAATCTGGCTGGCTGACAATTTTGGTTCGCCCGATCTCGGGGGCGGCTTTTGGCCGTTGATGGCAATGATGGCCGTCGCCGGTTTTCCCGCGCAGATTTCTACGATGGTCGAACTCACCCAGGGAGGTCACATCTCCGGACGCCAATTGCTGGTGATCGCCCTATCGTTTGTTGCAGGGCTAGCCCTTGTCGTCTTTGCCAACAGACTCCTATCCCGCAACGTGCCCGCCAGCGGTGTGGCGAAAACCTCGATCCTGCTCTGGCCTTCATATCTCGCTGGCGTGGTGGCCGGATACGTCCTGGTCATTCTGCCAAGTGATTTGCACGACTGGCCATACGTCGCCGTGTCCTTCGTCGAGACGGTTTACGTCGCCCTTGTGACCGTTCTCATCCCCGTCTTCGTCTTTGCCTATGCTGGTAGTTTTCTGCCCTCGAAGGTCGAGGAGCCGGAACGCTGGCCGCTGCCGATGCTCTTGGCGATCTCCGGCGTCCAAATGGTTCTGTGCGTCGGAGCCTGGCTGCTGCCGATCGGCCTCGGAATTCCTCCCCTGACTTCCGGATGCGAGCTGCTTGTGCTCGGCACGGTTGTCCTCGCCGCAATCACCGCCCAAGGCCAATCTGGTCATCCCGGCTGAACAGTCAGTCGGTCGTGGTCCAACGAAACGAAATAGGATGAGGCCCGCTTAAGGGTCGGGTCCAGGCGAAATGCGATGGGCTCCCCAACATTCAATTCGGCCACCAATTCCGATGTGATGTCGACCACTGGACATACGAACAACTGGTATCGGGGTCCAAAATCTGCAACCGTTGACCCATCCGGACTGATTTCGCCGGTCCTCAATGTCCAGAGAACAAGAGGCATTCGGCTTTTGTCGTCTGCGCGCGGCCTGTCTCTTGCGTATGTTGCCGCCAATAGGAATTGACGTGCTTCTTCGGAGAAGCTGAATTCTGGCGGTGAGATAGATGAGCTCGATGACGTGGCGGGGCTGGGCATTGACGTTTTCTCCCGGAGCTCTTTTCAGTCATAGGGATTGTAAGTTGGCGGACATATCCCTCTTGGGAGAGTTATGGCGATTGTGCCAGGCCAGCTCTGATATCGGCAGATTGTTGTAGGTCCCATGTCATACTGCTCTATCAAATAGGGTTCTTGAAGTGCGACTTTTGGCCCTTCCGGTACTCTCGGACCACCCATCCATCTTCCGCCGTCGCGAGTACCTCTCGGTACGCGCGGCTGCTCCGCGCGAAACCCCGCCTTGCCGCTGATCCCTCCGAGAGGCGAATACCCCACCGCTTCCCGCTTCTCGTCGTCGCTGAGGAAACCCGCAGCCCCCACCCGCGCCCACAGCGCGTCGCGTTCGCCCGAAAGCCCCTCCACCGTGTCGGCGTCGTACCAAAGCCTGAGGTCCTCGCCGAAGGCCGGCGTCAGCCAGGCGGAAAGCTCCTTGGCCGTGCGCGCCACCAGCGGCAGCACGGTCATGCGGTAGAAGGCGCGGTTCGCCTCCTGGTAGTTGGCGTAGGTGTTGTCGCCGGGAATGCCGAGCAGCATCGGCGGCACGCCGAAGGCCAGCGCGATGTCGCGCGCTGCGGCGCGTTTGGCCTCGACGAAATCCATGTCCTTGGGCGTCAGCCCCATCGCCTTCCAGTCGAGCCCGCCTTCGAGCAGCAGCGGCCGGCCGGCGCGGGCCGCACCTGAATAGCCGTCCTCAAGCTCGGCCTTCAGCCGGTCGAACTGCTCGTCCGAGAGGTTGCCGCCCTCCTTCGGCGCATAGACCAGCGCGCCCGATGGCCGCGCCGAATTGTCGAGCAGCGCCTTGTTCCAGCGCCCGGCCGCGTTGTGGGTGTCGAGCGCCATCAGGGCTGCTTCCAGCGGCGCGAACCCATAGTGGTCGTCGAGCGGATGGAACAGCGACAGATGCAATGCGCCCTCGCCAGCCTGTCCCACGGCGATCCTGCGCTTGGCGCTCCCCTCGCGATACTCCAGCGCGGTCGGCCAGCCCGCCGCGTCGGTCTGCACCGACACCCGGTCCGGCCGCAGCAGGTGCAGCTCGCGCGCATCCCCACCCGCCGCGATCATATCCAGATAGGCGTTCCCCGACAGCAGCAGGTGCCCGTAGAGCGCCTCCAGGAATGTCGCGCCGGCCTGCCGCTGGTTCGGCCGCTGCAGCAGCTTGAGCATCAGGTGCGTGTCGAGTTCGTCGGCCCCCTCGTAGAGCAGCCAGGGGATTACCGACGCGGTTTCCGCGATCAGCCGCACCGAGCGGTGCACCACCGGGTTGCGCATGAAGCCCTCGCGGGCAAGTGCCGTGTAGTCGCGCCGCGTCCAGTGCGCCTCGCCGCTCGCATGCAGCGCGACGAAGCCGATGCCGCTCTTCTTCTCGGGCACGGCAACGCTGCCGGCTTTCCAGGGCCAGTTCCAAGCCATATCTTTCTTTCTCTGGGAAACGCCGTGAGCCGGGCGCGAATTCGCTCCGGCGAGTCAGATGGCGGATGGTTTCGAGAACCGGAGCGCAGCGTACTTTTGGGTACGTGAGAACCGGAAGCGCATAAAACGCCGCTGGAGCATGTTGCAGCCAAGTGCAATCACTTGGCGTCGCACACATGCGGCTAATCAAACGGATAGACCATGATGTCGTCCGAAAACCGGTTCCCACTTTTCGGCATCATGGTCTAGCTGGCCGGCGGAGTAGAATTTCGGGACCGGCTCAGAACTCTCTGATCCTCGGCTCACCCCCGCCGCGGACCAGCTCCCCTACCGCCCACACCAGCGCATCCACGCGGTCGGGCGAGCGCCCGCCCGACAGCCCGTCGGGGCCGAAGTCGCACATCTCGTCCTCCAGCTCGGCGAATCGCCCGGCGTGTTTCACCCGGCGCTGGCTGTAGAGTGCGGCCACCGGCTCGGCGCGAAGCCATTTGCCTCGGTTGGCGCGCACCGCCTTCACCGGCGCCAGCGGGTCGACCGTGCGGATCACCGCCGTCACCATGTCGCCGCCCTGGTTCACCTCCGCGATGATCGCGTCTGCCTCCAGCCGGTGGAACAGCGCCACCGCGGCGGTCGCCCAGTCGATCGGCTTGGCCGCCTTCAGCGTGGCGTCCGCCAGCACCACCACCAGCCCGTCCGCGTTCAGCCCCGCCGCCACGATGCCGCAGGCGTCGGAATCCTTGTGCGCGCTCGCCGGCGGGTCCACCGCCACGACGATGCGCCTGAGGTCGCCGATCTCGCCTGTCAGCGCCTCGGCCAGCATCTCGCGCGACCACAGCGCGTCGTCGCGATCCTCGATCAGTTCGCCTTCCAGCTCCTGCCGGGCAATCCGCGTGCCGCCATAGCGTCTCTCAAGCGCGTCGACGAAACCCTGCGCCAGATTGCCGGCGTTGCGCTCGGTCGACAGCTTGTCGCGCCGCACCAGCGGATCGGCGTAGAGCCTCTTCATCAGCCGCGTCGGGCGCGGCGTCGTGGTGATCAGCTGCATCGGCCGCGTGCCCAGCCTCAGCCCGAACTGCAGCATGTCGAAGGTCGCCTCCGCATTCTTCCATTTGCCTGCTTCGTCGCACCAGGCCGCGTCGAATTGCGGCCCGCGCAGGCTGTCGGGATCCTCCGACGAAAACGCCTGCGCCACCGCGCCGTTCGGCCACAACAGCCGCCGCCGCGACGCCTCGTAGCGCGGCCGGTTCTCGCCTTCGATCGACAGGATGCCCGACGGCCCCTCGATCATCACCTCGCGCACGTCGCCCAGCGTCTCGCCCACCAGCGCGATATGCCCGTACTTCACCTTGTCGGGCGAAAAGGGTGGCAACCCCAGCACCAGCCCGTTCACCCATTCGGCGCCGAGCCTGGTCTTTCCAGAGCCGCGCCCGCCCGTCACCAGCCAGTTGGCCGGCATGTCCTCGACGGGATATTGCGTGAGCCTCGCGAAGAAGACCCAGTTGCCTTCGATCAGGTCAGCCCCGTCCCACCCGATCAC